ACATCTAAAACCAAACTCTCAATTTTATCGTTATCGACATATGAATTACAAGATACTTTAATTTTGCGATCCCCATCTTCATTTTCTTCATTAGTATAGTATAAATAAACTTGATCTACATTAAGTAATGAATACATATGGTTAAACATATATTGTGAGTAATAAACAATTGATCTACCGCACCCTAAACTATGTCCATATGGAAACTCTGAACTACAAGTTAGTTCAGAAATCGGTTCGTCTTCAATGGTGTATAAGTCCTTATGTGTTGAAATCCATTTATTATCAAAATTCTCAATATCTTGATCGTATTTGATAATATCAATTACGTTTAAATTTTTTCTGTTAACTTCTGTTAACACATCATCAAACCAATTTGAAAAATCAGTTTTTAGTTCATTTAAATCCAACACTTCTTTACTCGTTGTTTGGCCATTTACAACCACAAAGGTTTCACAATCTGTTACTTGGATTACTGTGTTGTCCTTCTTATCAAATTTAGAAAGGATGTAGTCAGCAAATAGATTCACAAAGTATCTTCGTGTGTTTTTTTCTAATTTTCTCATATTTTTTATTTTTATAATTAATATGAGTTTTATTTGGATTTATAAATAGTTAGATATAATCATCAAACATTTCGTTTATATATTTTTGGGTTGTGGACCAATCTGGATAATCAGGAGTGCTAAAATCTATACATTCATAATCCTGATTGTAGATTAAGTGTTTCATCAAAGTAGTATAACTACCAAAATAGTCTAAATATGAATCTGAATACGATTGACCTTTATTTAATTCTAAAAATAAAGTGATGTTTCCAACAAAATCTCTAATTTTAATGTAATTTAAGTATGTGGTTACTTTTTTACCATCCGATTTGGTGGTTTCTTTTGGAACCTCATCAATTTTTCCTTCAAAGTATTCATCTAAACCATTATATACTAATTCATATATTTCATTTTCATATGCAGAATTATAAGCGTTCCAATAAATATTTTTTAATTCTTGACCTAACTCACTTAAATTATTTTCACACAGTTCGTTTATTGCGTCGGAATCTTTAATTAATTCATTTAAGTCTTCAGCTTGAATTTTAAAATAACCTTCAGTTCCCTGTTCTTCTGATAAACTCTCAAAAAAATCGGAACTATAATCTTCTAAAGATAATTCAACATTACCAATTTCTTTAAAAATGGCATCTTTTAAATTAATGGTATTTTTTTCATCTAAATCGTCAATAACATCAGATGGTTTTGTATCAACATCAAAATACCAATCGTGACCTAAACCATCTTCGCTAAATACTTGTTTTGCAACACCTTCAGGAGAAACATCACGACGGGAGTGATCGCAAAAGAAATCAGCTAACTCATCTCTATCATTACCTAAATTTAAATAAAACCCATCAGGTCTAATATAAACATCATTTAACAGTTCATCAGTAATAAACTTAACGGTATTTTCATAGTTATATTCTAAACCATGTAGTAAATAATTGTTTTGAAACTCTTCTGGAACAGAATTGTAGTCTAAATTATCCATAATACCATTCTCAACCAAATAATCAAACAATTCATTGCTAAAATCATCAGGGGGAATCTCTCTTAAATCAAGTTCCTCTAAAAGATTGTATTTTTTTATAAATTTAAAAAAATTTATTAATGTATTGAAATATGGTTTTATCTCATCTTCATACTCACCATCATTAAATGATTCTATTAAATTTTTTACCCTCGCTAAACTCATATTGTATAAATATCTATTAAGCAAAAAAGGTGCCCCAACGGAACACCCTTATCTCGATGATACAAAAAATATTATCTTCTATAATATTTGTTGATGATTTTTTTCACATTCTCTTGAACATTTGAACCATTTGATGGTTGTTGAGGTTGTGCTTGAGGTTGTGCTTGAGGTTGTGCTTGAGGTTGTTGAGCCTGTTGATTAGCTTTGTTTTTACATCCGCAACTCATGATAAGTATTTTTAAGTGGTTTATTTATCTATAAATAGTATACAAACAAACTTTAGTCCAAAAAAAATAAAAATCAATTATTTTTCTTTTGTTATATTTATAAAAGTATGTCAATAAAGAAGTTTTTTAAAAATTATATTGTAGAACAAGATGAAAACCTTGTTTCAATTTCTCCTGAGGATTATTTGGAATTATTGGAAAATGTTGGAGGAATTGCCGAAAGGATCTCAAACCTAAAACCATATAGAGGTAAAGGTATTGTTATTACTGGACCAATAAATGTTAGTAATTATAAAAATATTGGGCCACTTACAGGTGTTGTAAGAGTAATGGGTAGATTAGACATTTCTCATACCAATGTTTCAAATCTTAATGGTATTACCACAGATGGTTATGTTAGTGATTATGGATCTTCTATGTGGAAGATTAAAATGCAACAAAAATTAAATGAAAAACTTTCAGATTTGGATGAAAAAAGAAGAGAAGATGAGTGGAATGTTGAAAACCAAGATGATGAATCTGAAAGAACTGAAGCTGTATACAAATATTTAAATCAACATGGTGATGTGGATATGGTTGAAGATGACGAAGGAAATGAAGTTCCTGAAGATAAGTATTATATCAATCCTAATGGAAGGGCAACCTATGGTTACGGAAAACAATATGAATGGTTAGGAGGTGGTAATGGGTTTAATCCTAATACCTACGATGTTTATACTGAAGATGAGGCAGATAGTGCCGCAAGACAATATGTTGAACAATTAGTTGATGATTCAGGAATAGATGCGTTTAGTTCGTGGGCATTTAATGACGCTTTAGATGATAAACAATGGTATCGTTGGTTATATGATTACTACGATGATTATGTTAGATCATCTCCTGAGGATTTTGACATACCTTTAGAACTATCAAATCAACAATATAAACAAGTTCAACAACTCCAATCAAACATAGATTCACTTAATAAAAGACTAGAAAGTGAAGATTTACCTGATGAAAAATATGAAGAAATTGAAGTAAAAATTGAAGGATTGGAAGAAATAATTCAAGAAATCAATGATGACCCACAAGGTGAATATGATGAAAGTTCAATTGAAAATGAAATTACAGGTAGAGTTGATGAATACCAAAACGACATTTTTGGGTTTATTGAACAATATGGTGAAGATAAAAACTTTATCATGGAGTTTATTGATTTAGATAAACTAACGGAAACTGTAGTAAGTTCTGACGGATATGGTAGTATGTTAAATTCTTACGATGGTGATTATGACACTTTTAATATAAATGGAACTGAGTATTATGTAATGAGGGTCAATTAGCCCTTTATTTGTTTTATATTTTGCATTATTTTTATTTTTAATGACACGAAGAAAAAAAATACAATTTTTAATGAACACCGATTGGATGTTTGAAAAACCAATTGATCAAGAATACAAAGAATACAAACTACTTTCTTACTTTCAAAAGATGGGAGAAAAACTGGACAAGTTAGAGTTATACCCAAGCTTTATTGAATTATCTTTACATTTAATGAATGTCCAAGCGCTTGTTAGAGATCATAAGATTGTTTATACCGACAAAAAACTTACAAACGTAGATGATGAAATACTGGTAAAAGATCTTAAAGTTAGGGAACTTCCAGAAATGTCAAATGAGGAATTACAAGAGTTTCAAAAAATATTATCATATTCTGCTCCAAGAATGATGGAATATTTTAATGTTGCAAAATCTGTTTGGACAATAGTGTTTGATTCTTTAGATATGGTAATAAAAAGAAATAAAAAAAATGTATTACATCAAAAAGGTTTTTTTTATTATATTGACAACGAAAAAAAATATTATGTTTGGGAATATATCATGAAAAAAGAAACCAAACAAAATCCACAACAAATGATAAAAATTGAATTAATTTATGATAATTTAATAAATGATTTGACAATTTCTAAAATAATTAATAAATTTTCTTCGTTCGATAGTATTGATAAGAAAATGGGGCCTATTTTTTATATGATATCAAGTGGGATATTCCCAATTCAAGAAACGTTACTTCCAATGTTTAAACGAAGAATTGCGGGGCACATTTCACAAACAAAAAAATACGAACAAGTAATGCAAAATAAAAATGGGATTCAATAAAATTTTGACAAATAAGATTTAATTGTTTAAATTAATGGTATGATAGAAATAGATGTATATAAAATAATTAAAGAATTAATTGCGCAATACCCAAATGATACAGAATTGGGTAAAAAGGTTAGAGATCTGGTTTATGGAATTAAAAAAATAAAACAAAGTGGGATTTAATAAAAGAACAATTTCTAAAAAACATATCCTTAATAATGTGGATAACATAATGAATTATCTAGACGCTGATGCGGTATTTACCACCGACGAATTCTCACTCAACGTTTATCGACTATTCAATCAAGGAAAATCAGAAGAAGAAATATTGGAATACATAAATAATAATATATGAAAATCAAATTGGAATACATTTGGCTAGATGGATATAAACCAGAGCCAAACCTTAGAAGTAAAGTTAAGATTGTTGAATACAATTCAGTTAGAAACGCATTTTTAGATGGGAATTTTCCTATGTGGAATTTTGATGGGTCATCAACTAACCAAGCTGAAACTGGAAACTCAGATCTTATTTTAAAACCTGTTAGACATTATATGAAAGACATGTCATCAACGGTTTATGTTTTATGTGAGGTATTAAATCCTGATGGGACAACACACGAGTCAAATAAGAGATCAAGTATTGGTGAAGGTTTTGAAGATCTTTGGTTTGGTTTTGAACAAGAGTATTTTATCTACGATAGAAAAAATAAATGTGTTTTAGGTCACGATGAAAACAACTTAAAACCACAGGGCAAATATTATTGTGGTGTTGGTGAATATGTTGTGGGTAGAGATTTTGTTGAAGAACATACTAATATTTGTTTGAACTATGGTATTGATATTACTGGAACAAACGCTGAGGTTGCGTTAGGTCAGTGGGAATATCAAGTATTCTCTCAAGGTAAATTAAAAGGTGGTGATGACCTTTGGATGACAAGATACTTTTTATATAAAATCTCTGAAAAATATGAGTATCGTATTGAACTTCACCCTAAACCAATAAAATACGGTGAATGGAATGGATCAGGTCTTCACACAAATTTATCAACAGACATTATGAGACTTGATGGGAACGAAGAATACTTCATGGCATTATTCAACGCATTTGAATCAAGACATGAAGATCATATTAAGGTTTATGGATCAAACAACAATCTAAGATTAACAGGTGAATATGAAACTCAGGCAATTGATAAATTCAGTTGGGGTGTATCTGATCGTGGAGCTTCAATTAGAGTTCCTCAGGACACAGCAAAAGAATGGAAGGGTTATATTGAAGATCGAAGACCAGGATCAAATGCCGATCCTTATAAGATCATACGTGAGATTGTTAAATCACTTGAGATTACAGAACAAATATATAATACAAAACATATGATGACATCATTTGTTGATATAGATGGTCTTAATGGGAAATACGGAACAATGACCAACGATGAGTTATTAAAAGAATATAGAGAAGAAGAATAATGGATAACGAATGTGTATGTGGTGGCACCGGACTTTGTCAGTGTCCACCGATAAAAATAGAACAAGTTAATCACCCTAACCATTATGGGGGAGAAAATAATGAATATGAAGCTATCAAGGTGATTGATGCTTGGGATTTAGGATTTAGTTTAGGAAATACAGTAAAATATATTAGTCGTGCAGGAAAAAAAGGAAAATACAACGAACTCGAGGATCTCAGAAAAGCCCTATGGTATCTCGAACACCACATCAAAAAAATTGAAGAAAAAAACAGGTTTTAGTAAAGAAATCTCAGTTTTAGATGCTATCACAACACCAAATGAATTACTACGAGAAACTCTCATAAATTTTATGTGGGGGTTTCTTGGAAACTCTATTGTTGTGTTTGTGGCAAAGGAACTGGACTTTTTAGTTTTAATAAACTATATTGTTTATTACGTTCTAATTTCGTATATTGTAAATAGGAAAAAGTATGACACAATTTTAGGTAAGTTTATAGTTCTTCCTGGATCAGCGGCAGCAGGAGCATTCGCAGGGTATAAATTAGCACAGATAATTACAGAAATAGTTTAAATAAGATGATAGAAACAGGAAAAATAATAAATGGGGATTGTATCGAGGTAATGAAAACTTTACCTGAAGGTAGTGTTGATTTGGTTGTGACATCACCACCATATAATTGCGGGATTAATTATGATACCCATATCGATACTTTACCTATGGATGATTATTGGGGTTGGACAAAAGAATGGTTAGATGAAGCTTACCGATTACTTAAAGATGATGGAAGAGTTTCAATTAATATACCTTACGAAACAAATGTTCAAGGTAGAGGAGGAAGAGTATTTTTTGTTTCAGAATTTTATCAGGTAATGAAACAGGTTGGTTTTAAATTCTTCGGTATTGTTGATCTTGAGGAAGAATCGCCCCACAGAAGTAAGACAACAGCTTGGGGTTCTTGGATGAGTCCGTCTAGTCCTTATATCTATAACCCGAAAGAGTGTGTGATATTGGCTTATAAAAAACAACACATTAAAAAAGTTAAAGGAGAACCACAATGGAAGGGAACACCTACTGAAATTGAACAGGAGGATGGAACCATAAAAAAGAAAGTGGTGTATGAGGAGAAGGATAAGAAAGAGTTTATGGAACTTGTGTTTGGTCAGTGGAATTATTTTGCAGATACTAAATCATTAACCAAGGCGACCTTTAGTTTAGATATACCTTCAAAAGCAATTAAGATATTGTCCTACAAAAATGATGTGGTTTTGGATCCATTTGCAGGGTCAGGAACTAGTATGGTAGCGGCGGAGATTTTAGATCGTCGTTGGTTAGGTGTTGAATTGTCTGAAAATTATTGTGATGTTGCAAGAAAACGAGTTCAATCATTTGTTGATGATAAAAAACAATTAAATTTTGATTTATAGTATTTTTTATTTAAATTCTATAAAATCACCATCATTTATATTATATTTCTCACAAGTTCCACCTGGTAATTCTAAAACCAAATCACCATAACCTTCATAACTTGGACATTCTTCTGTTTTACAGGGCTTACATTGGTGTTGTATTACGTTAATTTTGTTTTCATCAATAAATATAATATCTAAAGAGACCAAACAATTTTTCATCCAAAAAGAATGAGGACCTTTATCCATAAAAAATAACATACCATCAAAACTACCGTCAAATTTTTTTCTCATCATTCCTTGTTGAATATCTTTTGATGTAAACAATGGTATTACTTTAAAAATGTTATTATTTATAACTACGTTCATATTTATAAATATCTATGATTAAATTTAAAAAATGGGCCGGTGTTATTCTTAGAAATAAAGATGAAGTTTTACTTTGTAAAAGATCTCCAAAAAAACCATTACCAAATACTTGGTCCATACCATCTGGTAAAATAGAAGATGGTGAATCACCAGGACAAGCGGCCATTAGAGAATTTTACGAAGAGACAAATATTGAATTGAGCACAAAAATAGATTTTGTTGGATTTGTGAATAAATTAAATGAAGATGGAACAAAAAAAGGACACATGTTTGTTTTTTATATAGAAAGTAAAACAAAGATGGAACCTGATTTAGAAAATGCTAAAGACGGATTTGAACATACGGAGTGTAAATATTTTAATAAAGAAAACCTACCCCAACAAAAAAATAACGAAGAACTGATGGATTTATTAAAAAAAATTTTAAAATAGTTTTTAGTTAAGCATATTATTTGTATATTTGTATTAAATAAAAACATATGATAAAAAACACCTTTAAACATACTATCAATATTCTAAATGAAAATTTTGGAACCTTACTTAGCGAATCTTTTGTTGACCAAGTGCAGTTTAAAATTTTTTTAAAAATGGTTGATGGGGCATTAAATTTAAATCAAGATTTATCTTTTTATGATGGGAATACTTTTTTGGTTCACATTCCTCATAGAATATTAAAAGACTCTGTAATATTAACAAACGTTAAAGAGGTAACGATTGGAGAACAAGTTAGAAACAAAATTGAAACATTAGTATAATATGAAAAATATTTTTTATTTATTGGTTAGCATTATGTTATTATCTTCTTGTTATAAGGAAGATATTACACCTCAGATACCTTTAGACCCACAGCCAATTATAACTGACACCACGACCGTTGACAATGTGGTTTCATTTAAAAATACTACTTGGGTTATTAAAAAGGTTTTAAATACAAACTTTGATCAAGAATTAAGATCAGATACAATTGTTTTTTTATCTAACAATGTTTACAGTTTTAATGGGGTTCAATCAACTTATAATTTTTACCCAAATAATTTAAACTATACCTTGACATTAAATAACACTCCTTGGGGACATATAAGTGCGGGTATTTATGAATACAATATAACACAAGGTGAAATTATAAATTGTCAATTTAATAATTATTTTACAGGACAAAATGTTTTGAAAATTTGGATGTATAAAGAATAGTTTCTTTGTTTATCTTTAAAACAAAGTGGTGGAGTTATTGATTAAATTCAATGTCAACAAAAAAAAGGTGAAGAAATTCACCTTTTTTTGTTTTTTATTATATTTATTATAAAACATTTATGAAAAAAAATCTATTTGTAATTAATGAAAATGAAAAGGAGCGTATTATAAATATGCATAAAAAAGCAACTAAAAATTTATATAACAATAAGACATATGTTTCTGAACGAATTCTTATGGAACAATACGACACAAAAGAGTTAGATAAGTTAAAACTTGAAATTTTAGCAGGTTTAAACGTTTTAAAAACAAATAACCCAATGTTTTCCGGTAAAATAGATGGGCATATAAAAACCTTAGAAGGAATACAAACTAATTTAATTTGTGATGGAAACAAATTAAGTGCTGAAGTTCAAAATAAGTTAAATGATGCTAAAGAAGATCTTAAATTAAAATCAATACTTAAGGATCCTGAAAATAAAATTGATGGAATGGTATCAAAAATATCTTTTATTGAAAATTTTTGTTCAACAGTTGGTAAAGATATTTCTAGTGGGGGTAATATGGGAATTCCGATTGCAGTTGATGGTCAACAAAATACTGATGTCGTCTCACTTCAACAAAGAATAAACAAAGAATGTAAAGCTGATGTTTTAAATACTGCCTTACTTAATTTTCCTAAAGCAAGAATTGGATCACCACCAAACTATAAATTAAAAGAAGACGGAAAAAATGGTTCTGGTACAAAATCGGCAATTCAAGCATGTGCTTTACCAAACTTAAATAAAGTTCTTGGACAACCAAATCAAGGATCTCAAGTATCAGTTCCACCAACAGCCGGATCATCATTATCTAAATCAACACCTGTCGGAGTATCGTTAAATGATAATGATATATTTACCTTAATGAACTAATAGAAAAAAAAACGTAAGAACAAACAATAACAATAATGTTTTAAGAATTACTAACATTAGAAAAAAATTAATTTTTATAAATATAAAGGGAGAGCAATCTCCCTTTTTTTATACAACATTTTTTACTATATTTGTGATATGGAAAAAATGATATATTTAGTTAGAGGAATACCGGGAAGTGGTAAGACAACTTTTGCAAAACAATTAACCTCAAATGTGTTTGAAGCGGATCATTATTTTTATGATAATGATGGGAACTACAATTTTATCGCATCTGAAATAAAAGAGGCTCATAAAGAGTGTCAACAATATGTTGGATATGCAATGGAGTCAAACACACCAAAAATTGCGGTGTCAAACACATTTACACAAGAGTGGGAACTCCAACCATATTATGAGTTGGCAATTAAGTATGGTTATTATGTCACCTCTATTATTGTTGAGAATAGACACGGAGGAACAAACAAACATGGAGTTCCTGAAGATAAGATACAATTAATGAAAGATAGGTTTGATATTAAAATTTAATAAATGAAATTTGATAAAATAATAACTAGTGGTAGGGTATGGATTACTTCAGATACGCACTACTCACACAAAAACATATGTCGTGGAGTTACGGTTTGGAGAACCATAGATGGTGATATTCCAATTGATGCGACCAGAGATTTTCCTAATTTGGATGTAATGAATAGTGTTATTGTTGATAACATTAATGAGAAGGTTGGTCCTGATGATACTTTAATTCACTTGGGTGACGTGGCTTTTGGTGGTGTTGAAAATATAGGACAATTTTTGGATCGTTTGGTTTGTAAAAACGTTCACCTTGTTTTGGGTAATCACGATCAGAACATAAAAAAAAATAGAGAGAACACCAAAGATAAATTTTTATCTATTCAAAACTACTTGGAGGTTAATATTGGTGGTGTTGATTTTGTGTTATCACATTATCCATTATCAAGTTGGAACCAACTAAATAAAGGTTCTATTCACCTTCATGGTCACGTACACCTACCAAGAAGTAAAAGATTTGGTAAAGGTAAAAAAATGGATGTTGGTATGGATGGTAATAATCTTTATCCGTATAGTATAAGTGAGATCGTTCATATGATGGATAAACGATGTGTTGAGTCAGAGATGAATGGAGATCATCACTTAGATGTTATTATTGATCTTGTGGGTTAAATCATAACTCCAATATATTTATAAATATGAAAATTATTATAACAGAATCACAACTTAATTTAATTAACGAGGCTTTAGGGGTTCCTAATAACATTTTGGATGCTGCAGATATGTTATATGATATTGTTGAAAGAGACATCAAATCAATAAGAGACATTCAAGATGAGTATAACTTTGATGGTGAATTAGAATTTGAATTAGGTGATAAGAAAAAAATCAAAATTGATTCATATACTCTTACAGTAAAAATTGAGGAGATTGATAATGAAGAAGGGGTCTTAGATATTGTCTCAATGGGAATGGGAGGTGCTTTTGGATTTAATAGGGATGTTTATATGAAAGAAAACGAACCCTCAACAATTTTGGAATTAACAATAACATTTGCTGTTGGTGAAAATTGGAAACCTGAAGGTCTTATTGAAAAAATGGAAGAAGACAAAGACGAACATGTTGCATCTTTAGCTCATGAAATAAAACACAAATACGATAAACAATCAAAACAATTTGGTTTAATTGGTCAAGACGCTGAATATCAAGCAACACAAAGAAGAGGTATTTTTGGAATACCGGTAATTGATAGAGTTTTTTTTAGATACTTGTATTATATTTCTGGTATTGAAAATCTTGTAAGACCAACTGAAGTGGCTTACAAATTAAAAAGAAAAAATATTACAAAGTCGCAATTCAAAGAATTTTTAGAAAATAATGTAGTTTATAAAGAACTTGTTGAAATTAAAAACTTCACATTTGAAGACTTCATCAATCAATTAAAAGAAAGTGAAGATAGATTAGATGCTCTTATTGAACACATTGGTGATGACCCATCCGACATGACAATAGATGAAAAAATTAAGATAGTATTAGAAGTAAGTTATATTGATTTAGTTAATAATAGAATGCAAATGTTTATGACAATGACGGAACATGGGATGGATGATGTTATAAAATTTGGAACTCAACTTGGTATTTTACCTCCAGAGTTAGAAGGAAATTTGGAGGGAATTCAAAAGACAGATGCGATTAGACAAAAGTTTTTAAAATATGTTATGAAATACGAAAAAAACCCAACCAAATTTTTTGAAGATGAAATTGAAAACTTCCAATATGTTGCAAACAAAATGTTAAAGAAAATATCAAAACTATATGCTATGGCAAAAGACGATGAACAAGTTAGTGAATCAATCATCAATTGGGAACTTCATCAACAAATTATGGAAAAAAAATATGGAAAAAGAAAAATTGAAACAAAATACAAAAATTGGAATCTTAAATAATAATCTAAAATCATAGTTTGCTCAATACGAGGATTTATTAACCACTAATCCCAATTGTATTCGTATTTATTAGTGAACTCAACCTGCCCGTGGAATATGGGGGTTTCCTAAAAAGATTCTTCAAGAGAGTAAATAATTTTATTTTATTTATTTTTAATATGAAGAATATATTGGTTGGACTT